CGATCGTCGTCCGCCATGTGGACTTACCCCCTCGGCAAGCTAGATAAAAATCTTCTCCCGTCCTCTGTGTACCCATAGTGAGCACCACCTTCTTCACTGGTAAGGTTCGCAGCGACGGTGAACCACCCTATAAAACTTTCCAGCCCTTCCATCAAGGTTTTATATTGATTGCCTTCCGGCATGTCATCTAAAGTACCTGCCTTATTTAACTTATAAGCATAGCCTCCGCCAAGCGCGTTCAACGTCCACCGCGCCTGTTTGCTTACCAGCAGCCCTGGCATTCCGCGCACTTGCTTTTGTAAGTAAGGTTTCAAATTACCTTTGGCTTTCATCGCCTCGACGCCGCGCTCGATCGGCAGGGGTATCCTTCTCGCCGCCGCGACAAGACCTGTGTTGTTAAATTTATCGAACTGGTCTACCGACGCCGCTAACTTCATCCCGCGCCCAAGCAGCTGAACCGCTTCGTCGTACATATTCTTCAACGCGTCGAGAGGAGGTTCGTCTTTAATCCAGTCGGCGTAGACCCGTATCGCACCGTCGATATACTGCACCAACACCCCCGTCGTCATCGCAGGCCGCGATGAAAGTGCGAGATAGCAAGGCATATTTTTCCGGGGTGTGAGTTCTTCGTCGATATGCTGCATCGAGAAGTCGGAGTATACGGGTTGACCGCTCCGCATCCGCAAAGCATAGGCCAATGCGTTCGGCACGTCTTTTCGACCGGTGGGAAAAGAAAGAAGTTCGGAAAGTAGATGAGGAAGCGGTTTTGCAAACTCAACCTCGCTCGCAAGAAAGAAGGGTTGTAATCCAGTGATGAACGCATCTTTGTTTTTCGGTGCTCGCATCGCACGGATCGGCAACGACCTTCCGCGCTTTAGTACCTCAGCGCGGATCGGTTGCATCAAAAATTCTTCGAGGCCGTCCGCTTCGACGCCGATCTCCACGGGAGAAAATTCTTCGTCGAGTTTAAAAATGGTATCGATAATCTGATCGGGCCGGTGAAATTCGCCAAAGGCTTCGCGCACTAATAACTTGTTGCCGATCCACGACCACGCCGCGTAACCGGTACGTGCCGACTTTTCTTTCACGGTACGCGCAGGATCGACGAAGATAGATGTCGGGGTCCACATCGGCGCGGCGGCAGCGTATCTTATCATCGACGCCTGAAAAGGTTTCATCGCCACGTTCTCGGCCCGGCACATGTACTCCTGTTCCCATTCGATCTGGTTACCGGCCTCGATATACTCCTGGCGCTTGGCGTAGCACCAGTCCAGCGAGAACCGGTCGGGCCACGTCGCCTGCTCTTCTCCATGCTCGTCGATATACATAACCGGAAAGGTCTTGCTAATGTATTTTCCGCGTCGACCCAAATCCTCGATCAGCGATTGCGGGTGCAGCGGCGTTCCGATCACAATGATATTACCGGTCGGCGGCAGAGCCGGTTCGAGAGCGCCCGTGTACCATCGTTTGAGTTTGGCTCTCGCTTCCTCGGTCGCGACCATCTCCTCGTCTTCAAGGTCGTCTACAAGGGCCTGGTCGGGGCGGTGCTCTCTATGCTTTGCGCCGCGAAGCGATTGCCTGGCACCGAATGCCTGGATCTTTCTTCCGTTTGGCAGGATGATCTCGTCCTCGTTCCAGGTAGGGCCTCGTTGATCTCCGAAGAGCTCGTTAATAGCTTCGTTGTTCTCGAGCTCATACTTAACAGCAGCGAGTCTTTGACTAGCTCGGTCATAGCTGTTGCCAATAATGAGGGAGTAGAATTTTCTTTCGAACAAGGCATCGATAATAACTTTCTCTTCGGCGATCGTGGACTTGGCGAATCCCCGGAACGCCTTGCCGAGAACAAATTGATTAGAACCGTAGATCAGATCTATAAAGTCCTGGTGCGCTTGCGGGGTCGCGTTCGTGTGCCGGTGCGCGAAAATAACCTTGTGGGCCAGCTTGGGATCGCGTCCAAGTTTAAAAATTGCTTCTTCACGAGGGTTCATAAACAGACCTACTATATACCGTCGCTATTAATTTTGGCATAAGTTTTGGATCGTTCATTTTACTCTCCCGTCATACTTCGATTTGAAACTCTGCATCGCCGTACCGACGCTGCCGGCATTTATCAATTCGTCGGCGTCGTCAGGATCTACGTTGTCGTAAGCGTAAGTCCTTCCGTTCCTGAATTTGATCTGCATTTCCATAGTGTCTTCATCGTAGCCGACGCTATGCACCATCGAGGATACAACCGGGGTCATCTTCATGGGCCTACCTGCCACTGTCCTACCTGGTCGCTCGGAATATCCGCATACTCGGTCGGCTCGCCGGCCATGCCTTGCGCGTCGGCGGCCATAATCCATCCGCCGTTGGCAGTATCCCACTGCGCCGGGAAAAACGCCGCGTCCGGCTGGTTGCGGACAAACACGATCGTACCGTCTTGCGGCGCTTGATTTATAGGAAACCAGGTAAGATCCATTACGAGTACCCCTTTCTAACTTGTTCTTCGAGAAGACAAACAGCGCCCAATATCTCGACCAGGCTGCCTTTTCCTTGTTCATACCCGACGTGAATATAATCGTCTTGCCTTATAGCTGTAAAGGCGATGCTTTTAATCCGCCCCGCTTTAGCCTCCAGCAACAGCGCTTCCAGCGCGGCCACGATCTCATCCTGCCGATCGCGCTCCGCGACAGGACCACCATGTATAGGGATTATATCAGTCATCTTTTGTAATCTCCGAACCGTTTATAGCCCACCGGTGCAGCATATCGGTCATGCCTACTTTTTTAATCTCCGAACCGTTTATAGTCCACTGGTGCAGCATAGCGGTCATGCCTACTATCTCTCGCGCATCAAAGAGACCCGGAACAATTTTAACGGAGGTACCTTCTTCTTTAGAGCTATACGCAAGTACCAAGCCGTCAATTTCACCCCTATCGGCTTTTGCGTTTAGATCGGCAATCATTTTTAATACGTCTTCACGGGCTTTGTTTTTTTCTTTTTTCTCTTTGTCCATTCTTAAAACATGTGCTTCTATATCTTTTTTTATTTCGTAATATTCTTTCTGGCGAGCCTCCGTGCAACGAGCACACCTGCATATCGGTACCTCGTAGTTTTCTTCTTCCATAACGTCCTCCGTTGTTAGTGACCTCCGCCTTATTCCATAAGATTTGTGGACAGTCAACAGTAAAGTTTTTATATTTGTTAGTGGCAAGTGTGCATACGTGTCTATGGTTTATTTTAAGCTAACTTGTCAGCCGAGAAGATTTCTCCGCGCGCGCTGCTGTGAAGTGTGCATACCTGTCGAACTATTATTAGTCAAGGTAATTTTTAAAAATGACGCGCGGTTTGAAAAGCAGAGTAGTAATTGTCGGCCCTGGGGGGTGGGGCGGCGTCTCTCCCCGAGTTGAACCTAAATGGTTTTATACATAATTGTTTTCGGCAAAATAAAATTTTATAAATAATTTTCGAAAGTTTTAAAACGTTAATTTTTGTTACTAGTTATATTTAGCTAAATGCAATTTTTAACTACACTATGTTATACATAACACTATGATATAATAACTACGTTATATATAAAATTATGATATAATAATTATTTTAAACAAGATAAAATTGTACCGGAGTAACTACCATAAATTAACCGTTACCAGCTAAAAAATCTGTCAAAATCTTACTAGTTTATCGTAGTAATATAAAATGGAAAAAACGGCGGAAAACCGCCACGAAAGTATAAAACCGTTTGAGACATATATTATAGATATATATATTGTTATATACTAGTACTATTACCACGAAAACAGAGGTCATACGGGAATTTTTTTTTCGGAAATTTTTTAGGCCAACTATCGGTCTCTGTTTTGGCCTGCTAATACTAGTTTAAAACTATATCTAAAACGGCGGTTTTCCGCGGAAAAAAAAAAATTGCACTTTTCCTAAAAAAACTTCTTGACAGACGCCCCGACATAGTTGATAACTAGCGTCACCACCAAAAATGGTGGATCGAAAACGGCCACGCAAACAAGGAGGCAGTCATTTGCTAAACGAAATCAGGATTGACGGTTTTAAGTTCGTGATCGAGGGTCACAACTTCGTCGGTGCCGCCGTCGAAAACGACTTCGATACGATCACAGCGCTCGTGGAAGCGCACCTCTCCGCGCTGGAGGCCGCCGAACTAAGCCGCCTTCACGAGGGCGCGATCATCGGTGACGACGGCGCGGCGGACGAAGCCGCGTTTGACGATTTGAACGGCATCGCGGCGTCGGCGTGTGGCGAAGTCGCGAAGGACTGGTACGACAGCGCCAACGTGTTCGTCACGATCAGCGCGTGGCCGATCTGATGAGCAAGTCAACGATAAAGGAGGCAGTCATGCTGACAAACGAGCCGCTAAAAGAAAAAGCGATAAACGCATACACCATGATCGCGGACGGCCCGATTGTAATTCAAACCGATGCTGATCTCACGCCGCCGGGAAAGCGCCGCGTTAAAGTAGTTAAAACGCATCTTTCCGGTCTAAAAAGCCCGCCACATATTCGCTGGTTTGTCGGGCGGAAAGCTTATCGCTCATTGTTATTGACGGAAGCCAACATGCGCCTTTCTGAAGAGTGGTTTAAAAGTGGGTTAAAGGAAATCAACAACGGAAAGGAACTTAACTATGCCTGGCACTAAAACAATCACCACCTATACGCTGTTGGAACTCGAAGGTCGCGCGCGCGAGAAGGCGTTAAACTGGCTTATGGGGGGTTCTCTTGATTATTGGTGGGAGAATGTTTTCGAAGATGCGGCACGCGTCGGCATTAAAATACAGGCTTTTGACACAGGCCGCGCCAATGACATTACAGGCGATTTTAAAATCTACGATCACGCAGTGGCGAAACGTATTCTTGCCGAGCATGGGTCTACTTGCGAAACCTATAAGCTTGCAGATGTCTTTTTAAATGAGCTGGAAGCGCTAGGCGACGAAGATGCAGATGATTATGACGCGGACAAGCGGCATGAATTGGAAGAAGGGTTCAAGAAAGCGCTGCTAAAAGAATTTTTATCTATGCTGCGGCAGGAAGAGGATTATATCTCAAGCGAAGAGCACTTGATCGAGGTAGCGCAGGACAATGAGTTCGTCTTCGATAAATACGGTTACGTAGTTTAAAAAAGTCGAAACTATGGCAGGTGTACAAGCCTGTCATAGTCTGGCGGTTAGGCCGCTACTGATGAGACTAACACAAGAAAGGAACCTGCTATGGACTATCGTTATGCGATTGAGTTAAACCGTTCACTACATTTTGTAGGCACACTCGCCATGGTCGAACAGCACGCCAGGCCCTATGAGGTTCGCCGGCGCTCTTTTTTGTTCAACGGCAAGCTGCACGTCAATAAGATCATGATAACCGATGCGAACGGTCTATCGGTCTATGGCTTCGAGCCAGACGATCACGGGAAAGAAATGGCAAACGCACTCTGCCATGCGCTTAATGCAGATCGGGTAAAAAAGGCGGTTACTACCCTAGCCGGGGCATCCGAATAACCCCTTCCTTGCCCTTCTAATGAGCCCGGTTTTGTTTTACGTTGCCGGCAATCAAGCACCGACACAAGAAAAGGAACACGAACATGACGAACGAACTAGACCTGAACGCTGACATTATCGACGTACGCGACATCATAGCGCGATTCGAGGAACTGTCGTCTGACATAGAAGTCGGAGAACCTGATGAAGACATGAGAAAAGAGCACAGCGATTTGTTAGACATTCTTGACGAACTAAGAGACGTTGGGGGCGGAGATGAACAGTGGCGCGGCGACTGGTACCCGGTGACTTTGATCCGGGATTCGTATTTTACGGAGGCAATGGACGAGTTGCTTGAAGATATCGGCGACCTTCCCAAAAATCTGCCCAGCTATCTGCAAATTACCGTCGATTATGTCGCGCTTAAGATGGACTATACCGCCGTGCAGATAAACGGCACAACCTATTACACGCGATAAGTAGTCCGCCTGATGCACGACCTAGCCGCACTCAATATAGAAGCCGAGCTGATGAGAGAGTCAATCCCGGCTCTAAAACAGGAAAGAAAAAGCTATGATAAAATATAGGATACAATATCCCGTCACACGTATGGAAGTTTATGAAATCGAAGCCGAAAACTTTGACGATGCGGAGTCCCGCGCGTTTGGTGAAGGTGAGCTTGTGGTCGACGCAGGCGAGACGGTTAACGTAGAACCGGGGAGTGAGTACGATGACGCTTGATGACCTTAAAACACGGCGTGACTTTCTAAGGTTACGTATGGAACGCGCGGCTTTGATATTTACCTGGGATCAGGAACAGTATACTCAAGAGCAGATCGGCATCGCGGAACTTTGTTATCGTGACGACCAGAATGAGCTTTTAGAAGTCGAAGAGAAACTTTTAGAATTGGAGGACGGCGCATGAACGTTTTGATTATACTGGCGGCCTGCAGCTGTGCTTTCTGTACTGGGCGATGCGGGTGCCGCGATGTCGGGCGGATCGAGTTATTATCCTTTAGCAGCGGCAGCAGGCCGTACTGTCTACGATAGCGAGATTTTAAAAATCCCGCCCGGCTTTATGCTGGGTATCAACACCCCGTTCTTAGCCGCCGGTTCCTGCTCTATGCAGCTTTATTGGTGGGAAGAACCTTTCGGTACTTAAAATTATTTTTATTTTGTTGTTGACAAGAAATATATAATCCATAATTATGGTGGTAATGCAAATTTAGAGGGTAACGTAAAATGACCGAGGAAGAATGGGTTAGGCTTAAACCTTTCACCGACAGGATGATGAAAGCGGAAGAAGCTTATTATAATTTCGGTTTTAAGGGTATGCCTACCGACCCTCGCCAGCGCGTCGAGAGCGATATTTATTATGAGAAACTCAAGATCGAGTATGACGAAGCTCAGAAAGATTATAACCGGATGAAAAGGGAGATTTTGGGCAATGGAGCTTAGAATGTTTCAATTGTTGCGCTGCAACGTAAATACCGCGAGCCAGTATGACGGATGGATCGTGTTCAAAGGCGTTGAGGTTAATTGCCTGACGGCTCCCCGCGGCGTTGTGCCGGAGATCTTGACTGAAGACGATCTTTCTTGGTTCGAGCTCCCGGCAATGGTGATTACCCAGGATCACTTCAAAAGTATTTTTGAGAAGCAGCAGCTTGGTTTTACTAATTGCCGACCATCCGTTGTGAACCAAAAACCTACACTTCAAATGGTGAACTAAATGACCATGTTTCAAATCAAAAACCGCTTCACAGCCGCGGTACAATTCGAGTGTGAGCTTCCGGCTGAAGTTAGCTCGGAGCACGTCGACATACAGCTTGGCTTTGCGATCAAGGCCGCGATCAAGGCAAATGCCGACCTGACCCGTGCCAACCTGCGCGATGCCGACCTGACCCTTGCCGACCTGCGCGGTGCCGACCTGCGCGGTGCCAACCTGCGCGGTGCCGACCTGACCCTTGCCAACCTGACCCTTGCCAACCTGATCCGTGCCAACCTGACCCGTGCCGACCTGCGCGATGCCAACCTTAATAGCTTTAAGCAGGATTTGATCGCCGAAGTGCTTCGCGTACCTGGCGAAATCGACGGGCTTCGCCAAGCTTTAGTAGAAGGCCGTATCGATGGTTCGACTTACAGCGGCGAATGCGCTTGTTTAGCCGGTACCGTGGCAAATCTCAAAGTAATTGAAGATTACAACGGCGCTGACATTAATGTAACGGACGAAATTACTTTTGCGGCTGACAGTTCTTCACCACGTGAAAGATGGTTCATGGGCATAAGCGAGGGAGATACGCCAGAGACCAATCGAATGGCGGCCATTGCGCTGGAATGGATCGACGAAGCTATCGCCATCCGCGACAACATCCGCGCGACTGTGAAGGTGCAGCAATGACCCACAATAAGCTGACAGAAGCTGAAAAAACTGCTAGGGCAAAAGTGTACGCCACCGTGTCGAAAGACGATAAGATGATTGAGGCGCGGAACTATAAGCACATCTGGCTGGAGCCACCCGAAGACTCTGCTTATGACGAGCGCTCATGGTGTCATGATGATGCCTGGGGTAATGGCGTCAAGTATGTTCGGGACGACATCGCTCGGGAAATGGCCGAGGCTTTGAGAAAACGCATTACTCACGGCACAAATTGTAGAAGAATTTACGATCCCGATCTTACGTGCGATTGCGGCTATGAAGACGGTAAAAAAGCACTCGCCGAATATCGAGGTGAAGCGAACGTGCCGTTGCCGGTGGCAGAGACAATCGAAGGGAAGGTGGTGTGATGGATGCGAAGCGAGCCGCTGAAGCTCATAGCACTCTGAATACATTTGCTGCGATTATCGCTATTTTGGAGGGCGGATGCACAATTGCGGCGGATGAATATCCGACGGCAGAAAAAATTATAAAGCTTTGTAAAAGGGCGCAACGACATCAGCTTTATTATTATGATCGGAATTGTAAATGACCCCGATCCCCTCGCCGCTGGAGTGGCGCAAAACATCTGATTGCCTACCAGAGAAACCCGGTAAACAAAATTATGAGCACGTGGACTGCCTGATTTTTTACAAAGGTGAAATACTTAAGCGGCCATGGAACTGCGAGCATCATGTTTGGGATGATGAAGAATACGATGATTTCTTCTGCGGGGCTAAGGAGCCAACTCACTGGATGCCGTTACCAACGCCGCCGGAGGTGAAGTGATGAGCCATGAAGACGATGTTAAGCGTGCGGCCATAGCATATATTATGTCAGCATCACATTTTGATATTCCCTCCTTGCGCTGTTCATTTCGTGAAGCGGCTTCAATTTGCGATGCCATCGAGAAAGACATTGTTGAAAAATATACAAAAAGTGGGCATTTAACAAAACAAGGGAAGGAATTATCTGCCGTTGTGCGTTACACGGCAAACTCCGTTTACGAGATGGTTGCCAAAGTGAATCGCAGGAGCACGCCATGATCTGCTGGGCTGTGAAAACGCCGGAAGGCGATATAATAAATTACACCATTGGCGATGAACGTAGAGAATCGATTAGAGCTATAAAAAAATATTGGGGCGATTGGAAAAAATTATACAGTCAAGGATTCCGCTGCGTCAAAGTCCGCGTAGAGGAGGTAAGGTAATGGACGAAAAAGAGCAAGCGTGGTTGAGACTGAAGTGTTTTGAGATTGTGGTCGCCAATTACAAGTTAGGACTTGTGGCGAATGAAGATGAACTCTGTAAAACCGCCGACAGGCTATACCGCTGGGCGACTACGGGGGATGCGCCATGACCCTCACACCTACCCAGCTTCTCGAAGGAATGGCGCGGGCTTATTCCAAAGCGCCTTATCCATCGCAACGATCAATAAATGCGATAAAGGAAGCCATTCAATACCTGATCGAACATGCGGCGGAGTGTGATGAGGCGCTGGATGAAGCAAGC